TCGCGCAAGTCAGCACCGCGCAAGTTAGCATCGCACAAGTCAGCACCGCACAAGTCAGCACCGCACAAGTCAGCACCGCACAAGTCAGCACCGCGCAAGCTAGTATCGCACAAGTCAGCACCGCGCAAGTTAGCATCGCGCAAGTCAGCACCGCGCAAGTTAGCATCGCACAAGTCAGCACCGCACAAGTCAGCACCGCACAAGTCAGCACCGCACAAGTCAGCACCGCGCAAGTTAGCACCGCGCAAGTTAGCACCGCACAAGTCAGCACCGCACAAGTCAGCACCGCTTTTTGACAAGTGGCTTTTCACCGCATCAGCCACACAGCTAAAATCGCCTTCGATAATAATTGAGCCGGTAATCCAGTTTGTAATTTTAATTTTCATGGTTTGATATTTATTTGTTGCACGATTTGAGACTCGCAGAGTTGGTTATTTTTTGCAAGCGGATTTTACTGAATTTTTACGATTAAAGTTTTTCTTATTTTGGGAATTCGCGTTGTGAAAAGCCACTTAATAATGCGTTGAATCATAATGTTAATTTGCGTTGACTAAAAACAGGCTGACCTTGGCGCGTGTGATGCAAACATACTTGATGTTAGCCTCTTCAATCTCATTTCCCGCTCGCTTACTTTGAAAAGTGTGCATGAGCATAAAAACTCTGTCAGCCTCTAACCCTTTGGCTTTATGAACTGTTGAAAGAATCACTGCCGGTTTGCTGGTTTTATCCGTGTCTTGAAACAAGGAATAAATCCGTTGTTCAACTTCCTGAATTGAATTGCAATTTTCCGCCAACGCGCAGAGCGTGTCTTTAATGTCTTGGCTCATTTCAATTTTCTTTTCATGTCCCTTAACTTTTCCAATCCGCGCAACTTGCTTTTCAAACCATGAATTGATTTTTTCAAAGAAGTGAGGAACGGATTTTGCTTTTTGAGATTTAACCATCGTTAGCAACTGCCGGCCAATGTCTCTGCCTTCAATCCGCGCCGGTATTTTTTGGCGGAGTAAATTTAAAGCCAATAGCATCAGCGGAGCGTTGAGACGCGAAAGGATAAAATCCCCTGGCTTTGCATCGTCGCAATGTTTCACGTTCAAAACTTCTCCGTCATTCGCGTTGTCAGCAGCGTTAATGTCCGGCACGATTGATTGTGCGTGAGCTATGACAGCTTTTGAGCAACGGTAAGAAGTCGTTAGTTTTAGTTCCGTTGCGTTCAAGTCTGTTTTCATCATAGCCATTCCATCGGCATGACATCCGCGAAACGAATAGATACATTGCCGGTCATCACCAACTACTGCAACGCGACCGCGCGATGAACCTTTAACCATTTCCAGTTGCGGCACACTCATATCCTGCGTCTCATCAACGCTAACCAAGTCATAAATCGGCCTGACAAGATTCAAAGCGCAAGGGAGCCATACCATGTCGTTAAATGAAATACGGTTTTTTGAATCTTGAATTTTTGACGCTTCCAATACGTCCAAAGTTAATTGAATCCCGTCGCTGGTAAATCCGCCGTTAAAATAAATATCGCGGTCATCGGCCAATTGTTTCACGTCGTCATAACTCGGCTCAATGAAAGTATTTTTCGCAAAGCTAACTAGCTTTAGAATCTGTCCGCGAGCTTCCCAAAAGTCGTTTAGCGAACCACGCGAGACTAAATCCAACCTATCCGCCTCGACTTCATCATCCGGCTTTGCGTTACGCCAAAGATTCTTTACAAAACTAAATCCAAGCGAATGAAGCGTCTTAATATCAATTCGCGGGTTACAAATCTTTTCTGCCGCCTCAAGCTGGTTGCGCTTGTTAAAGACAAAATAAGCCATCCTTTTTTCAGGCGCGTGTTCAAAGGCTGCTTTTAGGGTTGTGGTTTTTCCAGTTCCGGCGCGAGCCTTAATGACTAAATTGCCCGTGCCCGACTTGAACCAGTCGAAAATTGCAGATTGTTCGGATGAATAGGTCATATTGATTTTTCGTGAATGATTTTACCAAGTCGAATAACCCGCAAAGCTTGGTTGATTGTTAGCCGATAGTATTCAGCGAATCGCGCAACAGTTAAAAAGTTATTAACCCAATCAAGATACATGGCGACAATTTTAGTTTTCATGGCATTAAGAAATGTTAAATTTGAATCCACGCTTTTCTAAAGCCTGTTTTTGACGTTGCGCGATGATGTTGCGCCGTGCGATTTTTTCCAGCCGGGCTAATCCTTCTGGCGTTTCCGGCGGTGTAAAGTTATCAACGCAGTAATCCATAATTTCATTTTGCGTTGGAATTTTGATTTGAATAGTTTTCATTTTAATTTGTGGCGATTAGCAACCTTTCGCCGGTTAGGTGTTAAGGGTTAAAACCGCGCTCCGCTTTCCGTAAATGTGTAACCATTGGTAATGATGGATTCATCGCATTGTTCGTCAGACATAAGCCATTCCATTTCCTTTTGAAGCATGATGGAATAATCTTCCAAAATGGATTTGAGAAAATCCGCGTTCAACTCTTCGCGCTTGTCCTGCCATAATTCATATTCGCAGTTTGTTTCGTCGTCGCCGTCGCAGTTTTCAATCTGCTTTTCCAAATCAATGTGGGACACGTTAAATGCGCGGGCAGTCTTAAAAGTTTCGCAATCTTGGCCGTGATTTTTCAAAATCAATTCAGCGCATTCCACCGCGCCTGAAATAAAGTTGCCGGTTGCGTGCCGGTTGCGGTCTAAATCAAATGATTTGATTTTTAATCCAACTTGCTCCGCGTCCTCATAGGTTGATTCCCACCATTCATAATCAAGCGCGTGTTCACGATACCATTCCCGCGCCTTTTCTTTGGCTTGGTCGGAAAGTTCGCTGAATTCAAAAACGGTAGTTTCAATGATTTTAGACATAATTTTCTTTGGTTAAATTGCGTTGGTTAGTTGGCGAGATTGGATTCTTTAATCATCCGAGCAGCTTGCTTCAAAATGCACGTCCCTGTTGAGACGCTATTCCCGTCGCCAGCCGCTTTAATCTTATCGCCGTTGGCGATGCTGGAATACATTCCACGCCCGCCGTGAACAACATGAATCGAATCCCATTTCGCAAGCGGAATGTCGTTAAAGTGTTCGTCTTTTGATTTGACGATTGCATCAATTCCGATTTGAGTTTCAACCATGCGGATAATGGATGAGGTTACAAATTGCCGATAATAATCGGCGTGAGATACTTTTTTATCCATGTTAGACGGCTCGGCCAGGCGCATCTTCAATTCGGCGAGTCCGTGACGGAAGCCTTGCACATACGCAGCCTCCAAAGTGTTGATTCCTTCCGCCAGCAAGTCGGCCCGCAATAAATCGTCTGCGGTGACTTCGAGATACAGTTTCATTATTTTCTCGTTCACCGTCGGTTCTGGCTGATGGTAGAAGCGCGACAAAAAGAAGTCGTCGGCGCATTTTTTCTCGTCGTTCGTCATGCTTCGCAGCTCGGTTTCGTTTGGTTTCATTTTGTTTCGTTATGGATTCCAGCCGTCAGAAAGTAGTGGAGCATATCCCGCTGCCATCCGTTCATTTCCATGTTACCAGTAGTTCCGCGACGGATTTTTATTTGGAACTCCACCACATTCAGATCACGGATGGAGCATTCCGTCATTGGCTCGCGGCGCAGCCTGTCCCGCTCGTCGAGTAGGTCGCATAGTTCTGGTATTACTGTTTTCATATTAGTATATCTATCATTCGCCGTCTAACAACTCACTCCAGCCAACCGGCGTTACGCCTTGCCGTCCGCCTTCGCGGGCGATGCGCCCCGGTCGCCGGTGGCTGAGTTCGAGGCGTAATCTTGGCGTGTTTTCATAATGTTTTTTGAGTTAGTGGTTAGTTGCAATATCTTTGAATTTTAAGCCTTTCCTTCGCGCACGGCGGCGAGGTTGGCGAGGGCTTCCTTGCTCGCAATAATGTTTGATTCGATTATTCCGCCTTGGATTGAAATGTCGGCGTGCCGAGCGAGCAATCGAGCCATGCTTTCAACATCATCCAAAAGACGCTTTGCCTTTTCCGCCACCGCCAACAATGCGGCGTGTTCGGATTTTGTCATGCGAACGATGCAGAAGCGGAACGCCGTCGCCTTGTCTTGATTTTGATTTTTCATAGATTTGATTTGATAGGGAGTTAGTTCCAATCAGGAGCAAATGAATTTGTGATGATGGCAAGCCGCACGCCGTCTTGCATCACGGCGACATGATGTCCGCCAACGTGAGCCTCAAATCCGTGACCGCGCACAATTTCGGCGGCGATGCTGCGAATTTCTGGCGCATAGGCCAAAATATGCTTCCGCAAATCTTTCAGCGCGGGAAACCTATAATTTGTCTCGTATTTGAATTTCATAATGGTTGCACTCATTATTTCACCGAGCCGGAATTGACTCGCGGAGAACTTTCGCTCTCGCCTTTAATTATACACACTCGCCAATCGCTAAAAAGCATTATCTTCACGAAACATCACTTTTCAGCTTCCCTAATCCATCTCACGAGCAACATTATTTGCCCCACAATCGAGCGCAATAGGCCATTTGCCGCGTCTTTATTTCGGCGGGTATGACGACAAGCAAACCACCTTTTTCGCGCCTTAAAACCGAATTGTGAAGATGGCTATTTTTAGACAAAATTGTGACATTTTAGGCCGGTTTTACCACTTGGCACAGAGCCTGAATTTGCCGCATCTTAAAACGCCACTTTTCATGCCAGCTTTCTCAATATTCCAAAATATAGACAGTTTTTTATCGTCGTAAATACCACATTGGCACGCTCTTATGCTTTAAGTATGCTTGAAGCAATGCGCAAGCAATGCTTATGCAATGGCTCTTATAGAAAGGAGCATAAGATTTAAGAGCTAAAATTTGAAGATTTACAGAGCCTAATTATCATGGTAGATGATAGCTATGATTAAAGAGCCTAAAGAGCCTAAACAGCGCAAAGGAAAGCGCGTAATGTTTCGAGAACATGACATTCAGGCCATTGCCGACCTCGTAGCCAATTGCAAAATGACAGAAAGGGAAGCCTGCATTACGCTAGATTTTAAGCCTGAACAGTGGAATAGCTGGAAAAGTAAGCATAAACGCAGCGCGATTTTCGACACGCTTCTCGCTCGCACGCGGGGACTTCAAACAAAAGAATTAGTTTCTCGCATAGCTTCTGCCGGCCTTGATAAGGAGATTAACTTGCCTAATGGCAAGACGATAACAAAGACGGGGGACTGGCGAGCTAATGCTTTTATCCTCGAAAAGACATCGCCGGCATTTGCGCCCGCAACATCCGCACCCCCACCCGCAACCGTATCCATCCAGATAGGCCTAGTGCATGACCAACTTAAACGAGTCATTGGCTTTGCTAATCCTTCCTCCAGCGCACTATTACCAGTGAGTAGCGACATTGTGACGGATGGCGTATCAGACAAGCTAGAATCTAATTTAAATAAGATTAAAATGCCGATGAGGCGCGCAGTAAATCCTTAACGATAATTCATTGGCTTTTCTTAATGGGGCATTATCAGCTGGAAATGTCACGCGACCTAGTCGTGATTAGATAAGCAAGCATTGTGCCAATTGCTATAAGATATACTGATTAATCTTTATGACGATGGAGATTGATTAACGTATCTTATTAAGGTGAAACATTTTATGTAGGGACGGCCTTTTTCCTAATACATGTCACCACATTAATTTTGCACCATCCTATTAACCGTGCCACAATCTACGTATGACAATTTTTGAACTAGCAGAAAAGTTTGGAATTAAAAAGGGAGAGATGGGCGACATCTTATTTGAGATAAGAGTCAACAATGCTCAACTTGAACACTGTGAAAAGCCGCATGATTTTTCTTTGGTGTTGGACAGACTGACTAAAAAGATTATTAAAAATCCAAAACCAGAGCAGCGGCTGTTTGCTAAACTTCAATGTTCAAAGTGCGATGGTCATATTGATTCGATAAATGCAAGTTGGTATAAGAAGGGGCTGGAAGACGGAAGGGTGAAACTCTAATCCTTCCCATTAGTAAAACTTCAATCGTTCTGAAAAATAATTTTTAAGTTTTGTATTGAACAAATTGTGATAAATTTATTTTATGAAAACCGCAACGCGGCGGCTTTGGCTCCGGGCAGTGGTTAGCAGGCGAATTTGAGATATGAAAACTGAAACTCGACAATACAAAGACGTAGCGGGAAATCCCGTAACGCTCGACTGGCTGGTGAAAAACGAGCCGGAATGGGCAGCGAACCAAATCCGGCATCGTGACAAACTCGAAGCCGAACTCGCGGAAACCAAAACCTTGCTAGCCTATAAAAACGACACGGCCAACACATTCATGGGGCAAATCAAAAAGCTCCAAGCGTCGGCGCACGAACTCGCGCTCTACTTGGACGAATACAACAAACAGGCCGGCGAGAATCACGAACCGCTATACTGGATAGCCTGCCGAGCCTTGGACAGATACAAAGCAATCGGCGGCGTGGTAGAGCCTGCTAACGACCAAGCTGAGGCACCACGGAACTAAAAATATGAAACTGATAAAAAACCTACTCGCAAAACTGAAGCGTCCAACCGTGGTTGCCTCCGGCGACTGATTAGGCTGCTGGCTACAATTTGCAGACAAACTAAAAACGAAAAACATATAACAAAATGAATCTGAAATCTGGAATCACACTCGTCGCGCTGATGTATCTCGGCGTAATCATATTCAACGTCGCACTCATCGCCGGAATCGTCTGGGTTGCGTGGCACTTCATCAGTAAATGGTGGTAAGTGGCCTAACGTAAAAAGCTGAGCCACCGCCGACTCGCGGCGTGAACCGCGATAAGTCCTTGCAAAAAAATTTTTCGATGTCAGTATTAAATCGTCGCCATTCATATCGGGGATAGGCAGGAGTTCCTTAAGTGCGATGCGCGGATGCGGCGACCGTGGGACTTTAATGCATCCAATCTCACTAATCCTGCCAATTTAATTTTATGAATCAACTTGACGAAATATCACACTCCGCCGAAAATGTAACACTCGCCTGCAAGAAATGTAATTTAGGCAAGGGCGACAAAATTCTTTACACGGAATGGAATCCTCCAATTTTAATCTATGCCTCCAAAAATTAAAAAACTTTCTGCTGACGAGCAGAAATATATTGAAGTTGCCAATGCCGTTGGGAAAATGGCGCTGGATGGGTGGAAAGCTATCTTTGGAAATAAAATTGGCGCAATCCGTTCCGCTGAACATTTGCAGTCCGCCTGTATTGAGCAAGCGGAAAATTTTATCCAAAAGGGAATGGTGTTGCAGCCAAAGCAATGGCAAATGGCAGCAGCGGCTCGACTGGCTGATTATCGCTGTCCTAAATGCGAGGAGCTTCACGCCACCGGTCAGATGATTGCTAAAAAATGCCCTGATTGCGGCCCGCGTTATATCGGTGTTGGCGGCGCACGCGGCGGCGGAAAATCTCAATGGATGATTTCGCAGGTATGTTTAGACGATTGCCAAAGGTTTAAGGGGCTGTCGGTTTTGTATGTCCGCAAATCCGCCAAAACACTTCGCGCCCAAATGTCGTCACTTCTCCGCAAGACATTAAAGGTTCCCGCCGATTACAATTTCCGAGAGCAGGTTGGCGTTGTGGAATTTCCAAACGGCTCACAAATTACAATTCGGCACTTCAAAGATGAATCTGAAATTGATAATTTTTTAGGCGAAGAATATGACGTGATTGCCTACGAGGAGTTGACGACCCTTTCGGAAGAAAAATTCAAAAACCTCAATTCATGTCTTCGCACTTCAAAGCCTGGATGGCGTCCGCGCGTATATGCTTCATGGAACTGGGGCGGTATCGGCCATGCTTGGGTTAAAAGATTTTTCTATGACCCGTTTTTGAAAAAGCAGGAAACAGATTCAAAATATATTTTAACGCTCGTCACCGACAACCGGCATAACGACCCTGAATACATCGGACAGCTCGATAGTTATGTGGGTTGGAAATATCAAAGTTGGAGACTTGGTAATCCTGATATTGTTTCCGGCAATTTTTTTACTCACTACCGCGAGGATGTCCACGTTTATCCATGCGACTGTCCAAATTGTAAATCCGAAGCAACATTCATTAAAAAGTTTGGGCAGATTAAATGCGCGGCCTGTGAGCATGAGTTTAATGGAACAACTTTTCAAGACGCAGACGCGCAACGATGGTTTGGCTCGATGGACTACGGCTCAAGCCATCCAAATTGCTTTCATCTATTCGCAGAAAACTTTGAAGGAAATGTTTTCACAGTTGGAGAGCTTTGGACTTTAGACACTGGCATTTCTGAAAATTCCGAATCCTTCCGCGATATGCTCCGGCTCCACAATTTAGAAGTTGGCGACTTGGATTTTATTTTTGCCGGCCAAGATATTCTAAAAACCGACCGCAAAACAAAAGATGACGGCTCAACAATTGCGACCGAGTATCAGGAAAACGGAATTACACTTACACCGATTCACATTAACCGCGTGAACGCATTTTCTCAAATGCAAGAACGGCTGGGCGATGTTGAGCGTGGAAAATTTCCGACGTGGTTTATTCACAAGTCATGCACAAATCTGAGGACTCAAATTCAAACAGCGCAATACGACGACAAAAAGCCAAACGACATCCTTAAACAAAATGCGGACAGAGAAACTGGGGAAGGTGGCGATGATGCCCTGGAATCCGCACGCAACGGAATTGTTGGAGCATATTCAAATCTTTTAACAGATTGCAAACCCGTTCAAATGGGTAGCTGGAAAGGAATGAGTCATCAGATTGAACAGGGCGGATATATTGACGTAGATGCGATTATTGCGGAATCAGAGGCGGCGGAGTTGGCGCGTCGTTAATCCAGCACATCCTTACTCTCACTCTTCCATCGCGCCGCACAAAAGTTTTTCTGGTGTATTTGTGAGACTTTACAAATTTAATTAAACCATCAACTTTTTTTGAATTGCTCATTCAATCGTCTCCACGGTGATTTTGAGTTTGGGAGGATGCGGACTTGTTAATTTCCTAATTTCATTCGCCATGACGTGCGGAATTGGAATCTCAAACTTCCCATAAACACAACCATCCCTAATTCCATTTGAACACATACCACTGATTTGAACTTTATTAATTTCGCAATTTGCTTCCGACGGAATTCCAATTAATTCAATTTTCATGCTCTAAATTTACCATAATCCAACCGCCTTAAAAATAAAATCCTTGCCATTTAGCAAGTATAAGCGTAAATGATTCTGAAAAGAATATGATTAAAATTATCGAACGTAAAAACGGCTCAATGATTTTCGTTGGATTTTACCAAAAGGATTTAGACGCGGAGGCTATTGCTGCGTTTGCTGAATCAGTTCAAAAACTTTGCGTGGACTCTCATAATGACCGCGCCATTGTTGTTCCTGATGGCACGGAAGTTAAATCAATTCTTCAAGGCAAGGAATAACCTGTGAGCAACATCGTTAAATATCACGGCGTAAGGGCGATTGTTAAAACTTCCGACGCCGCACCGACAATGACATATGAGCAGGAGCGCGGGCTTTTAACCGAAATTCAGGCGCGGCTGTCAGGGCTTGGCGAGCCGCCGCAGCTTGGCTACCGCGTCACGCTTGCCGACATTCAAAAGGCGATACGGATGTCCGAGATTGGTGAGCCGTATTATATGTTCGCGCTTTTCCGCGACATGATTGAGAATGACCCGCATTTGTCCGCAGAGATTGGCAAGCGGGTCATGTCATTCATGGGGCAGAACGAAACGATTGAGCCATTTGACCCTGACAATAAAGACGACGTTATCGCCTGCGAATTCATCGAGGACATCCGCGAGAATTGTGAAAACTGGCGCGAAGGAATGGTTCACTTGGCACAGGGGCATATCTGGCCGGTGTCCGGCGTGGAAAAAATCTTTACCCGCGTTGAACCGGAAGACGCCTATAAATTCCGTCATCCGACACAATGGAAACTTCAAAAACTTCATCCGATACCGTGGCCGCTTTACACCTACAAGATTGCCTATTGGTGGGGAGCGTGCGCCGGTTCAATGCCGGGAATGGGTCAGACCCCTGGTGGATTTACCGTTGGCACTGGCGCAATGCCGATTAATAATCCTCCCGGCAATTCCACCTATCAGCCAAAGATGGCTTCCGACAATGGGGTTTATGTTTGGAATCCGCAAGACTGGCACGCTGATTTAAGATTTTACGGGACGCTTTCAAATGGCTTGATTGATTGGACGCTTTCCATGGGATACAAGGCAGACAAGGCGCGGCACGTCATTCATTCCGCACAAGTCGCCACAAGCGGGATGCGCGAAAACTTTGGCTCAATTCTTCGCTCGTTAATTCCAATCTGGTTTTACAAACGCAACCTTTTAGATTGGTGTCTGCGTGGCATGGAACGCTACGGCTCGCCGTTTGCGATTGCGAAAGCGAACATCAATAACAAAAATGTTTCTGATTTGCTGACAAAGGCTTTTGACCAAGCCAGCAAAATCAATGCGTTGCTTGTGCCGAATGGGACAACGGTTGATTTGAAGGAGATTCAGACTTCCGGCATGGCCGATGGGTATTCAAAGATTATTGAATTGCTGAATACGGAAATGACTAAGGGGATTTTAGGCCAAACCCTTTCCACGTCGTCAAAAGGTTCTGGCATGATGGGCGGTTCGGGCGTTGCTGATTTGCACAGCGACGTTAAAGAGGAGTGGAGTCTGTTTGATAAGCGCAGTTTCTGCGATATGCAATGGCAACAGATTTTTGAGCAAGTTTTGCGGATAAATGGCTACAAAGGCCGTTGCCGTTCTGTCCGTGGCGGTGTCAGCGCAAATCAGCAAGCAATGCTCGCCAAGACCCTGCAATCGCTTTATCTGTCCGGCGTCCGAGTCAAGGCCGAGGAGGAGCAAAAGCTGACAAATACATTTGGATTTAAGATGGAAGTTTTTGACCCGTCAGAGCAAAAAGAAGATGCCGATGCGAAGTCTAAAACCGACAAAGCGAAAGCCGACCATAAGAACAAAAACAAGGGGGTAATTCCGTGACAGTCGATACTTTTAATGCAGCCAAATTGCTTGGCAAGAGCTACCGGACAGTTTTAAGGTGGCGCGAGCAAGGGCGGATTAAAAAGGCGTGGCGAGCCTCTGGCGAACGACAAAGGCAGGACGTGAAACAACCGCCGTGGCAATTTGACCGGGACGAGATTTTAAGTTTGAAAAATGCAAGTAACGCGAGATGAATGGAGTCCGTTGTTTCAATCCCTGAAAGACAAGGTTTCAGCGGATGCGCGAAGGGAATTGCTTTTCAAACTGATTAACGAGATTCGGTTTATCACGCAACAAAACTTTGGAACTTCTGGAATTGATAGGCCGATGCCGTGGCAAATTCTCTCGCCAAACTACGCATGGGAAAAGAAAAAGGGGGACAGAACGCCGACGCTGATGCTCAAAGGCGATTTAATCCGTGGATTCAGAACTACCGTTGGCGATAATTCCGCTTCATTAACCAACGTGTCACCCTACGCCGATGAACATCAATTTGGAGTTGGCTACAAGAATCTTCCTGCTAGGCCGTTTTATCCAATCAATGAGGATGGCTCTTTAACTCCGTTTGCGGAGAAGTCGCTGGCGGAAGTGGTGCAGAAGCATTTCAACGCCCAAAGTTAATAGTTGTGAAGTTGTTCCATTTTTGTTGAAGTGTCATTTCCGAATCGTCGGAATAATACGATTTAAGAAATTCTGCAAGGCGTCTTGAGATTGGAAGTTTGAAGTAATTAACCGCATCCGGCTCTTGAATTTCGGGCGGCTCCCGCCCCATAAATTCCCAATCCGGCTCCGCAAACTCCTTGTCGTCATCCATCATGTAAGAAATCTCCTATTCAACCAAAAACATTTCCTAACGTTGGCGCAAACAGGAATAAAGGCAAAATGCCAGCGTTTATCCTTAATGCAAAAAGTTTTCCAGAAAGTGAATTTCATTGGATGATGGTTGCATTTGCCAAAAATGTTTTATTTCCAATAGTGACTGTGCATCCCTCAATTATTTTAACCCGCTTCACTACATGACCATCGTCGGATATTTTCTTGCGGTTTATTGATGTTGAGTTAAACGGTTTCTGCAAATCGTAAAATCCCCAAAGTTTCCGCTCCCAAGCGGCGGCAATCTTTCGGATTGTGGCGGATTCTTTTTTCATTGAATAAAAATATCTTTGGACACTTCGCTGAAAATAATCACGCCATTAAAGATTTGGCGTTTGTTGCCGTTGTTGACGACAACCCGTAATCCCGTTGGCTTTCTCGTCACGTCTGCGCTTGTGCCTTCAACGATTTTTGCGGCTTCGGTATTGGGTAGAAAGATGGCGAATTTTTTCATTTCCGAAATCTTATCATGCAAAACCACATAAGCAATACACCCCATAACGATTGAAGTTTAACTAATTCAAAAGAAAAGTGGATTTTACAAAGTTGGACATAAATAAGGTTTTTAGTTGCGGGAACCATTAGCTGCGATTATTTGTCCCATAGTGAAACGAGACACAATTCAACTTTACGGCGCGATTGAGAAGTTTGACGCTGCCGCTGATGGTTCGTTAATGGTGTCTGGTATTGCCTCGACGGAAGCCGTGGACGCAGATGGTGAGATTGTAACAGCGGACGCGATGCGGAAGGCTCTCCCCTCTTATCTCCAATGCGGCACAGTCCGCGAAATGCACCAACCGATTGCCGCCGGCAATCCGATTTCCGCTCATGTTGACGACGACGGAAAAACCCATTTCACCGCGCACATTGTTGACGCGGGAACGATTGCCAAGATTAAGGCGAACGTCCTGAAAGGCTTTTCCATCGGCGGCAAGGCGATTACGAAGGTTGGCAACAAAATCACCGAAATCCTTTTGAAGGATATTTCCGTCGTTGACCTTCCGAATAATCCTGAATCCTTTTTCACCGTCATCAAGTTTGACAAGGCTGCTGACGACAAAAAACACAAAGACGACTGCGATTGTGACGACTGCAAAAAATCCAAAAAAGAAAAATCTATGAGTGCCGAACTTATTAAAAAGTTTGACGACTTGGCTGCTACGGTTGCCACGCTCGCCAAGTCTGTTGAAACCCTTTCCAAGCAAACCCCGCCCGATTTGACCAAGATGGAAAAGTCACTTGGCGATTTGGAGAAACGCGCTACGGAAGCCGCTGCCGCCTTGGTTGAACAGGAGCGCACCAGCCTGATTTCCAAGATGCAATCCGAAGGCCGTGTGATTCTCGGCGAAAAGGGACTCGGCACGAAGGTTGAGGATTTGCAGAAGATGGATTTGCCGTTGCTCAAGGCTCTTTCCCGCAACGCGCAGATTTTGCCGACTGTCGCCAAAGCGACTTATTCCGGCACGGGCAATCCGCCGGAAGTCCAGTTCACCAAAAAGGACAAGGACGGCAAGGATGTCAATCTTTCCGGTTCGGAACTGATTCAAAAGGCTTGGGGCGGTTTGACCTTGGAAAAAATGATGGCCGCTGGAACGACTGCTAATTTAACCAAATAATTTTATGGCTGCTAATCAATTTCTCACCATCAAAGACATCGCGGCTCTTGACCGCTTGACCGACCCGGCCAGCGTTGGCTTGGTTGATAACATCGTCAACGTCGTTCCTGAATTGGACGTTGTGCTTGGCCGTCCGATTCCCGGCATCAGCTATGAAGCTACGATTTTGACTGCCATTGGCAGCAACGGCGGTTTCCGTAAAATCAATTCCGGCAATCCGTTTTCCTCGATGAGCATTGACGAAAAGCGGTTCAACTGCTTTCCGTGGGACGCTCCTTTTTCCGTTGATGAAGCCTTGCTGATTAAAAAGGCTGGCGCGGGCGAGGCTCCGGCGGAAGTGCTGGAAACCTTTGCGACTTCCGGCGCACGTCAAAAAGCTCTCGACATGAGCGCACAGTTTTATCTCGGCTCGCTTGCTGACCCGCTTGGGCCTCCCGGTCTGATGGATTTTCTCGTCACGCAGCGGACGCAGATTGATTCCCGCACCGGCTTGAAAATTGACCAAGTGATTGATGCTGGCGGCACGGCGGCTGGCAAGTGTGAAACGATTTGGTTTATCAAGCAGGGGCCGCAAGGCGTTCATTGGCTCTTTGGCAATGGCCGTGGTATCACGATGAATCCTTGGGTGCGTCTGCCGGGTATGCCGTCGCCGGACTCGACTCCCGCGAATCCGCGTTATCAAACCGCGTGGCGTTCCAATATGTTTGGCTACATCGGAACGAGCATGGCGCAGTATCATGCGGTTGGCGCGATTATCAATGTTGATGTCACCAACGGCACGACTACGGCGAACGGTCTTTTCAATGATGCTCAAATCGCCAAGCTGTTTGCCAAGTGGCCTATCAGCATGAAGCCCGATATGGCTTTCTGCACGCAGAATGCGGCGGCAATGTTGCAGCAACAGCGCACCGTCACCAACTTTGTGAGCGGCGGAAGCCGTGAATGGACTGGCGCGGCAGCTCCGATTGCGGCGTTCCCGACGCACCTGCCCACGATGGGTAACATTCCTTTGATTGTCACCGATGGCATCCGTCCCGGAAACCAAGTTGTCCTTTAATTTAAATACCATGAAAAAAATTCTTTTAATCTGCGCGGCGGCTACGTTGGCTGTTTCCGCTTTCGCAACTGGCAGTGTTGGTGTTAATCCTCCGCAAAGTGGAGTTATCACCGTCACGAATGGCGCGCAGTCTGTCACGAACACGTTTGCGTATCCGTTTCAAACAACTCCGGTTCTGGTTGTTTATTGCAATGCCACTAATGGCACTCCAGTTACAAACAACTTTGTCACCACAACGAATTTTGCGATTTCGTTTCCGGTGGCAGGAACGAATGACGCTTATTCGTGGCAAGCTTATGTTGGCGGGACTCGGATGCAATCTGGCTCGGTTATTTCCGGCGGCGGCACGAACGTCACGGTAACATTTGCGAACGCCTATGCCGTTGCTCCGGTAGTTGTGGTTACTGGCAATTCAACCAATGCCGCAAACACGATTGGAATTCCTGCTATCACTACTACGAACTTCACGATTTTGTCCAACGGCAATTCGACGAATCAATGGATTTCAGTTGGCACGGTGTATAATCCTCCGAGTGATTACACTGGTCAAAATCCGCGCAATAACACTGTGATTTACTAATCTTATGGCACGAATCATCACCAAAGAAGACGAAGCGCATCCGGCGCATCCGGCCTATAAAAAGGCTCATGCCGATGTCGCTGCTGAAAAGCAAGTCAAAGTGCCGGAACCTTTGAAGGAAGAAAAGCAAGTCAAAGTGCCGGAACGGAAAAACGAAACCAAACCTGAATAAATTTTATGTCACTTATCAATGTTGCTGTTCAAGATGCTGCGCTGTCCATTGCGCAGGCTCTCCCCGCCGCTGGCGCAAATGTCACCACGCCGATTCTGGATTTGCAAGCTGTTGCGCCTAATTCAAACGCTTGGCGTTTGGGGCGTATTCAGGTTTCTGTGCCGGCCCTGCCTGAAAATGTTGGCGCGGGCATTACCATTGCCTTGCAAGCTGCGCCTCCGTCGCTCGTTGCTGGCGCGGCGTCCATCGCTCCTAATTCCGCTGTTCCCGGCGCGTTTGTGACTCCGGTTTGCGCCCAGACAGTTACGATTGCTGGCGTGGCTGGAGCCGGCTCTGCGGCTCAATACGCTTACTTCACGCTGGCATTTGATTCGACTGGTTCAACGTATCAGTTTTATCAATTCGTTATCACGACTCCCGCTGGCACGGTTACGGTTGGCGAGATTGTGAACATTGGCTGGATTAACGGCTAAACTTGTGTGTTCAATGAATTTGACAACGGATTTTATGACGGAGCGGGATTAGGTTATCCCGCCCGTCAATCCCTTGTCGGATTCGGTTTTGACCCTGACTGCTACATTTCCACGGCTCAAATTGCTCCGTCTGCTTACGTTTCGCAGTCTTTAATCATCGCTAAACTTGGCGGATTAAATCGTTTAATTGAGGCTTGTGATGATTCACAGCCGCCGGTTGGAAGTTTAAATCCCGTCAATCCGCCGAATAATCCAGCGTATCTTACTTATCAGGCGGTCATTCAAAATGTCGTTACGGAGATTAACGGCTACCTTTCTTCCATTTATCCGCTTCCGTTGGTGCAAACTGGCACGATTGCTGTTTTAAGAGTGTTGACAGTTGATGATGCTGGCGCGGTTTTAACCTTTGAAATTCTTGAAGGAGGAAATTATGCTGTCGCCCCAAATGTTGACCAAAGTCCCGTGTATCTACGGCACATTGACCCGCTGGCAAATTCCTATTGGTTCGGCCAAGACTGGCAACAGTGTCAGAAAGGTTCTGGATTTAATATCACCGTTGCCTATCAAGACCGGAATTATTCCGACGAAAGCGGCCAAGTCTTGCAGGCGCAAACCATAAATGGAACGCCAGTCATTGTTTCTGGAGGCTTAAATTACAAATGCGGCGATTTGCTGGTTCTGACCGGTGGACAATCCTTCGTTCCCGCAAAGATTCGTGAGGCAGCTTTAATCCTTATTTGCCATTCATTTTACCAACGCCGTCTCGCGCCTGACGAAAAGAACATTTTTGAAACGCTGGCAAAAATGTGGCGCGATAAATTGACAAGCATTGGCGATGGGGGAGACGAGCAGCTTGACGGCACTTACAAGCGGTTTTATTCCGCTGGCCAAAGCTGGAATCAGCAAAGCGTTTTGTTTGGAGCAAATTCATTGTGAGCGCGATTAAAAATAAATTGCTGGCGATGCAAGCCTTGCTTGATGGCAAGATTGATTCTGCGCCGTGCTTCATCGCATCTGATAAGGTTCACGCTTGGGAGATTCTTAAAAATCGTCCCGGCACGGCCAAAATTGCCGTTGGCTTTGGACGTGAAGATGCCCGCGTTAATTTCCCTGGCGGTGACATCACGGGCAGGGTTAATCAATACTTTTACGCCACAATCTCACGCGGTCGCGGACTCGCACAAAATCGCTCTGACAATTTGATTTATGGTGCAGGCGGTGGGAAGCCGCTGTTTGAATTGGCGGAAATCATGCGTGATGCTTTACGCGCTATCCGCTTTAATCCCGTCAATGACGAGCGTCCTGATTATATCGGGATGGCCGAATGGGATTTGCAGACTTTTGGAATAGACGCCTACGAGGTTCGGATTTGGGTGGGGACTCAACTGCCGATGGAGCAACCGATTCAATTAAACCTAGAACCACATTAAAATTATGAGTGAAAATGCTGAAACTGTTCCCGCGCCGACGCCGGACGAAGTGAAATTGCAACAGCGCAAAGAGCGCGAAGCCAAAATCAATGCCCGCATTGAGGAATTAAAAACCTTTGAAGGCAAAACCTTTGTCCGCAATGACGGAACTGGACTGCCCGTCATTGTCAAGAAATACGCCGGAATGTTTTTGAAGGAAGGCCGGATGATTTACACCTTTGAAGTCGAAACTCCCGGCCATGCCGCTTGGAAACCGTCCGCGACTGATTTTCTGGCGGAGTATCACGTTATTGAATCCGCCGCAACCGCAACCGAAGTTGAACCTTATTAAAATTTATGACAACCGCTGGCAATGACGCGACTCTTTGGAGTCCAAACTTTCAGGTTTATGGCAATTCCTACATCGTCTGGGGGACGGAAGGAATCATGGGCAATTACATCGTCCTTTCCGCCAGCGAAAGCCAGCGGATTGAAGAGATTGACATCATGCAGGGCGCAGGCTTTACGGCCATTGTCGTTTTACTGATGGACGGTAACGACGTTGACATTGAAGTGATTGACGACACGTCCATCACGCCGCCGACGATTGCTGGAAATCCGTATTTGTTGGTGACTCCTTATGGCACAATCCCGATGTTGCTTGTCGGAAATTCTGCCAACCAAGCTCCGAAACGTGAAGGTCATCGCAGCTTCAAATTCAAATCGTTCACGGCCATCAGCGGCCTCCACATTCTGGTTGGAATCGGTATGCTTGCCATGTCATTTTTTAATCAATGAATATCAGGGCCAACATACCAGACATGAATTTGATTGGTGTTTATTCCATTATAAACACAGTCAATGGGAAGCGGTATGTTGGCAGCACGGCGATTTCATTCTCTGCCAGATTAGGTCAGCATGAGGTTTTACTTCGCGCCGGCAAACATACTTCCCGCCATCTTCAATCTGCTTGGGTTAAATATGGTGCGGAATCGTTTCAGTTTTGCGTTGAAGAAATTTGCGATGCTTCAAACGTCTTAATCCGTGAACAGTATTTTTTGGATTTTTACAAATCATACAATGATGAATTTGGTTACAACATTTTGCCAAAGGCGGGGAGCCATTTAGGCGCAAAGCGCACAGACGAATCAAAAAAGAAAATGGGAAAATGGAAAAGGACAGCGGAACTTGGGGCTAAAATTTCTGAAGCGTTAAAGGGTCGCAAGCTGTCACAAGAACACGTTGAGAAAATGCGCGGCAGAAAGTTCTCGGAAGAAACCCGCGCTAAAATGAAGGCTGGACACGCTCGCGCAAGAAGCAATCCAGAAGTCATTGCGAGAATGGCTGCGGCTCAAAAAGGTAAAAAACATTCTGCCGAACACATTGTTAATCGTGTATCTAAAGTGATTGGAAAGAAACATTCTCCTGAATGGATTGAGGCAATTCGCCGTGGAAATGTTGGTAAGAAAAGAAGTGAAGAATCAAAATCCAACATTCGCGCCGCGCAATCAAAAAGAATTGAATCATTAAAGAAAACTGTCGCTTTGCGAAAGATGGCTTTGGCATTAAATTAATTTATGAAAACCATTGGCGAGATTCAGGATTACAAGCGCAAATCGCATCATCCGTTGACGATTGATGGGCGAAATGTTTTGGAACTTGCCAGCGAAGACCCGCAAGCCGCGCATCGCTTGGTTGCGGAAACAGTGGACAAACTCGGCGGTCATCGCGCTTTGTTTGATTATCGCAGTCGCCAAAGCTGCATCCGTCAGGCGATGGCTAAACCCTTGCCGGGGGCGAGTGATGCGATTTTGAAAGATTCAATTCAAGTTGGCTCGCGTTCAATTCGTCCCGTCGTCCCTGTCCACTTCGCCGTTTTGCAAGGCTTGGATTCTCCGCTGCTTAAATTGATTGCCGATGCGACGGCGAACAAAAAGGCGGATTTGGTTAATCCAACGCAGGAACAGAAATGGGAAATTTGCCATGTGTTCACGGAAGACCCTAAAACCTTGTTTAAGGCGTTCAAGTCGAAAGGGGCTGACTTCATTCGCGAACAGTCTGCCGACGCTGTAGGGATGACTTGGGATGCGTCAGAGGTAGAGCTGGCAATGCCCGCCATCATGGAGCAGTTGAAGCGGCATATTGAGACAACGGTTAAATTTGCGGCAGAGATGGAGGCAAAAGGTGATGTCAGTTTTTTTCGGGAGGAAAAGAGCGAAGTCTTGAAGCCATCGGCGTAGGCTGGCTTTTGGAATACGTTGCGCGGTATCGCAAGTATTATCCCGCCGATTCGCGGGAAGATGTTTGGTGCGAAATCGCAATGGCGGAAGGCTACGCCATGATTGCGGCAGCGATGTCTTTGGATAGTTGGCTTCAATTCTCTGGTATAAGCATCTCTGATGGCGCATACTTGCGCCAAGAAGTTGAAAGAATAATGAAAGCCAAAAAACCGTGAGCAACTACGTTTTATCAATCCAACTCGAAGGCGCGGACAAAGCCGATGCCGCGCTGGATTCGTTGCTTGCCAAAGTAGGAAAACTTTCTTCCGGTTCGGTTGATTTCAGTCTCGACAAAGCGATTGATGATTCTGGCATTTTGAAGTCTGGCGAAGGCATGGGCGAGGAGCTTTCCAAGGGAATCAAAAAAGGCGTAAAGAAAAACCTTTCTGGAAATTGGCTTGGACTAACCGGCGAGTTTGGGGCTGCGGTTCAAAGGGCGGTTTCGCCATTAAATAAATTTTGGGAAGACGCTATTAAACGCGGTCAAAAAGGATTGCCAGAACAGCCGATGCAAGGGCCGGATTTAAGTGGTGATTTGCGTCGTAAATTTTGGAAAATTAAAGGATTGCCAGAACCGGGAGGCAAAGATTTATCTAAAATTTCCAATCTTCCATCTATTGAAGATTTGCAAAAGGGGATTATTAAAGGATTGCCAGAGCCGGGAGGCAAAGATTTGGCAAAGGTTCAAATGCTTCCCGATATTGGCAAGATTTTGGAAGATGAAGCTAAAGCGAAAAAACTTGATTGGGGCAAGATTTTTACAGGGGTTGCGCTTGGTTTTACCAATCCCTATATCGGTTCCCGTGTTTTGTCTGACGAACTCGGCAAGAAATTAAACGCAAGTGGCGGTGGTATTGCCGGTGGATTATTCGGCAAAGGCGGCATTGCCGGATTCTCTGAAATTTTTCTGGCGTTTAAGTCGTTCAAAATTGCTGTTGATATTTTCAAATATGCGGCAAGGCTTTTTAATGGCGCAGTTAAACAAGCCGACAAATTTTATTCTAATGCTCTACAAAACGGAATGGGAGCCGGATTCTCAATTCGCCGTGGAACATTAGCTCAAATTATGGGCGTTAGCGAACAGGATGTTTTTCGCTTTGGCGCACAGATGGCTTATTTGAATCCTAAAATAGAATGGGCATCAAAGATTTTAACGGAAACAAACAAGCCACTTACGGAAGTTTCTTGGAACATGAAGGTTTTGAAACTGGATATTTCCGCAATGGTTTCAAAACTTGCCAATGACGCGGCTCCTGCCGTTTTAAGATTTGTCGAATCACTGGACAAGCTGGTTAAATTTTTAGGAAATAACTACAAATTAATTACAGACCCTACTGGCATTAAATCTGAACAGGAAAAATACAAAGATGCCGTAGCTGTTGCAAATAAAGCCACCGGAGGGGCTGGTATGCCATTTACAGACCAGCGCAAATTATGGAATGACGCGCTTAAAAATGCGTTGGCTTTAGGTTCTAAGGTTCAATCTGGTATGCCATCTACTGAATCATGGATGAAACAACTTCCCGCGAGTCATTGGGAGAAAATGGGTTTGATTATGGGGCCGCAGTCGCAGAATTACGCCAAGCAAACTGCTAAAAATACCGGAGATATGGCAAAAGGAATCGCCATTATTGCCAAGCATTATATTGGCAAAAACGGAGCAAATTTAGGAAATTTCGGAATGAGTCCAAACGTAGCGCAACCATGAAAACTTTAATTCAACCACAAGTCACCGTTGCCGAAGACGGCAAGTCCGCAACTATTGTTGTTCAAATTGTTGATGTTCCATTTAACGCGTTGCTGACAACCCGCGTTTCGCATGGACATTTGAATCCTGACAACATGGCGCATCCGCGCCGGATTCAATCTTCAAACCAAGCGGTTTTTCTGGAAGCTCCCGGCGTCAAGGTGGCAATGCCAAATGAAACGATTGCGGCGATTTTTGCGGCCATTGAACCTAAAACCACATTCGCTCCGGTTCTAAAAAAAGACAAGGATGGCTCGATAAAAGTAATCAGCGAAACTCCGGTTAAATTGCAATGGCAGGTTTCTGATGATGGCAAGTCATGGACAGATGTTGCGGGTGCAAATGCGCCTGTATTGCAATCTTGTAACATTAAACCGGGACAGTGGAAACGATTAACCGCCACAAACGCCGCTGGAAAGCTTGAAAGCAAGCCAATTCAAATTCCTCCCGTAAAATAATATGTCATGGGTTTTACCAGTTGGTTTAGATTCCGCCGATGGCGAGACATTGTTGCCAGCGCAACCGATTGATTCCGGCGGAGCTCCGCGCATTGTTGGAACTCCGCTACCGACTGCCGACTTTCAAATTTGGGGAACGAATGGCGGTTATTTTGTTCAAGAGCAACCCGGTTCACCAAGAATTGAACGCGCCGAACAATGCACTTGCGAGCATCGCGTTAAAGTGGACAAGTCGAGCGGGCTTTATTATTTCGCCAATATGCCGCGCGGAACGGTTGTCACTGATACTGGCGCAAACATTTGGCGAATCCTTCTCTGCGAATATGAGCGCGAGTCTGACTTGTGTGTGACTTTGCATTACGTCATGGAGTCGCTTTCTTTTGACTCTCCGCTAGATGATTTCAGTATTCATGCAAGTTCGCTGGACTTAAATATAATCAAATATCCGCGCTATTGGCGTTGGCTTTGTCCTTACGCTGGCGATAGCGCGACAATTTCAATTAATGATATTCAAGTGTCCATCACGATTTTGAAAGAAGCGATTATTCGCATGATTCAAAATTACATTGAGTCGCCTTTCTTTCCGACGCAAAACCAGACAAACAGTCTGATTCAGGTCAACATAATCAACGCACTTAATACCGGCAGCTTTCAATTTCATTATGCCAATCCGACGTTTAAACCGGACAAGAAGATTGTTGACCCAGTAGTTTGGAGCGGAAAAAATTCAGACATTCCAAGTCTTAACAATCCGAATTGTGCCTACTATTTGATTCCAAGCGATGCTGCGTATGCACAAGACGACCCGGACACCGGCCCGATTCACATGGCGATTGCCGCCGCGAAGGAATTGATTTCAAAACTTTGGCGACAGGAAGACACGCCTTATTTGGTTGGTTATGACGTTGTTTGGACTCAATACTTTTTTCAACCTGTCTGGCTTAATCCCGGCGGTTATCAAGAAGACCCGCGCGATTGGATTCCGTCTTATTTCATGTCCCCCGGCTTGAATTGGCCTCCGACTAATTTAGGCGTTATTCCAGGGGGCGACCAAACCGCATTGCCGACTTGGCAACCGGGAACCGGCAATGCTGATTCGGTTGCCGGTGGAGATATTGGCGACGGCAGTATTTTTGACCAGCTTGTTTCCATTAACCCGCAATCTTATTCCAGCGATGGAACCACGAATGGCGATTTAGTTCTGTCCAGCTTGCGTGAGGCGGATGATTTTGATTATGAGCGGACATGGTTCAAAGTTCCGCACAAGTGGAAAGTTGCGCCGGTTGGAAAATGGGATTCCGACCTGTATCTTCAATATGGAGAAGACGCGCCGCAGCAAGTTTCTGACTTTAATGAAAATCCGATTAACGCCGCCGATATATGAATTTTAATGCGCCAGTCGGATTAAGGCAGCGTTCGCAATTCAGCGAAGGCAGCAAATTGGCGTCATCGCGGGATTCGCGCAGCAATTCGCAGCTTTGGAAAAAGGCGCAAAATACCGACCGCCAAATGCAAGCGTCCATGCAAGCGTTGCAAAAAACTGTTGCACAAGTTTCAAAGCAACGACGCAAGCCTTTAGGTGGTGGATTTCCAGCGCAATCATTGCAAGACTTTCAAATCGTTTCCGATGGCGGGGATTGGTATAATTGCTATTCATTTGATGGCGTAACGGCTGACGGTGGAATTGTTAAAGTTGCCAAGCATCAAGAGTTGCGTTGCATCCTGCCAACCGCAGACCCCGCTGGTGGTGCATGGCCTTCAAAAGAAATTCGCGGCGTTACCTACGCTTACACATATAACCCCATTGCCGGTGATACTGACGATGGCGTAAATGTGGTTGAATATACCCGCAGCGTTGTCGGTTCGGATGTGTCGAGCGAAACGGATTACATCACGCCGTGCCTGAATGTTGGCGACATCATTTCCGCTTTTCAAACTTCATTTGCCGGCCCCGATACATTGATTGACGTGACGTGGCAAGCATTGGCTGACGGTAGAGCATGGGCAGCAAAACCAGTCGCATAATATGAACGAAAACTTTATTCAGTCCGGCTGTCAAGACTTTACCCAGAGTCAATGCCAGAATCGAGCGATGAATGTTTCAACTCCTCCATTGACCGGAGTTTTATATTTTTACATTCAATTTTTTATCACTTGTCCATGTAGCGCAATTCAGGGATACACTGACATCCTTAATGCAAACGCTGACACTATAATGGCTGGCATGGAATACGCCCCTTTTGCGTCTGGTTATTCCTACGATTTTGATGTTTTCCCGACGTTTAATATTGCTAATGGAACATACGGAAGAGGTTCTTCAATAATTGGAGTTGATGGTTCACATATCGAGACAACGCCCTACGGCGGTGGCGAAACCGCCGCGATTGCCCTTGCCAACGCAGACGCAACAAGGAAAAAACTCATGTTGTTGTGGACATGGAATTCTTCGGTTGCTGTCGGAACTCCAGCGGTGTTAAGTAATAATTTTCCGTATAGAAGTTTTGCAACCGGAGGAGCAATTCCCAATATAGTCGCCTCAACCATTTTTTCCGTAACTCCACCAACTTTGAAAGGCCCGACTCCTACGCTTGGAAGTGTCTATAAAAGACCGATGCCAGTTGAAGCAACCTACACTTTTGCGACCCGCCCCGGAGCAGAGTGGCTTTATTTTACGGTGCTTGGGCAAATTAACAGTATTCCGGGATATTAATAACTGCTAAACCACTTGACTTTTATGAATCAGAAACGATTATCTTTTGTGATGAAATTACTTGCGCTTCTAATGGTATTTTTCGCCTGTTTCTTGGCGGAAGCGCAAACTTCCGTGCAATTTACTTTCGCCAATGGACAATACAGCCTTTCGCAATACACCAACGTTTTAGTCCAGATTCAGTCAGAGCATTTGAACGCCAGCGGTTCGGTTACGATTTTACAGCCGCCGATTTACCGATATACCGACACTAACGCATCGGTGACATTTTCAAATCTGGCAGGGAATTATTCAGGTGGTTACTACCATTGGACTGTTCCGGCATTTACGAGCGCAAATGGCTTTAATCCTCCCGTAAAGTCTGAAGGCGACATCCAAATTGTTTCTACGAATCTTGGCTTGATTCCCTCGACTTCCGTTGGCGTGACATTTGTGCCGGTCTATAACGGATTCGGCGCGGCGTGGACGGCTCAAGCCTCGGACTTGCGTTATTCGCAATCTTCAAACAATCTGACAAGCTACGTCCAAATTGGACAGCTTAATTCAACCTCAAATTCTTTAGTCTCGCAGATTGCTTCTGTCACAAACGGAATCAACTCGGCGGCGTATTTTCCAAGCAATGCCTTTGATTCATTTGGTATGTCTGCGACGGCACAAACAAACGCGCAAACATTTGCCTCGACAAACAAGGTTTCGCTTTCGCAGCTTCCGCCGTCTGTTTTAACGAATGGCTTTTCATCCACTTTTGTAACCTTTAACGACGGTCTTCAAGTCAACGGTGACGTAACGCTTCCTGATGCTGGAATTTTTTACACTCATGGAAATTTTGAGGGTGGAAATTTTCTGGGAAATGGGGCTGGCTTGACTGGAATACTTTATTCAAACATTGTTGGCGTTCCAGCTATTCCGTCAACAAATGGATTTATCAATTCGGCAACCGCAACAAACATTGCCAATTCGATTTATTCAAACAATCCATCTGGTTATATTTCCGCATCGGCTACCAATCAGCTTGTAAATACAAATGCGCTGGCGAACTACACGCTTTTAACGGCTTTTACATCCGGCACAAATTCCGTCGCTACAAACGGAGCTGCCAACCTGATTGCAACGAACAACCTTTTAATCGCTTCGTTTAATTCGTCTTTAAGCAATTTGAACTTGGCAATGGCAGCGGCTACCAACGCGCTTTATTCGTCCAAACAGCCGGCAAGTTTGACGCTTTCAAATCTTTCTGCCACTGGCGCATTTACAAACATTCTTAACGCTGGTGCGAACATTTATTTAACGACGAACGTAAGCGGCACAATTGTTTCTATTAACGCAAGTAACCAAACTTTCTTGACGAATAGCTTCGGCTCAATCGTAACACACAACGCCACGGATTATATTTTAACAAATGCACTGCCAGCTTTAACGAATGGATTTGTGACTTCATCGGTCACGAATGGGCTTGCCACAATTGCCTACGTTAATTCTCAAATTGGTTCTGGCGTCGGCTTTACCAATGGGCTTGTTGCCGGTCAAAACGTGACGCTGACAACTAATTTCAGCGGCACAATCGTATCGGTCAATGCGACTAACCAGACGTTTCTTACAAATGGTTTTGGCTCAATCGTGACTCACGCCGCGACGGACTATATTCTTACCAATGCGCTTCCCGCGCTCACCAACGGTTTCGTTTCCGCCACTATTACAAACGGCCTCGTTGGTGCTTCTATCACGAATGGGTTTGCCACTACAAACTACGTCAACGCGCAAGGATTTGTGACGGCGACGGCTACAAATGGACTGGCAACCACCAATTTCGTGCTGTCCACGCTGATTAACAGTAACGCCAACTTTGCGACGTTTGCAACGGTTTCGGCAAGCAATACCGCCAACTTGGTTATCACAACCAACTTTGTGATTGCTTCAACGAACGGTGGAAACATTGTTTTCACAAACAGTCCGCAATTTACGATGGCAATTACAAACGTGTCTGCGCTCATGCCGGTGACAAATGGGCTGGCGCAAGGCTGGTTTGGATTCGGCACGAAAACAAACTTCCTGCTCACGACGAACATTGTCAGCATCATCGGCGGCGGCTCGCCGGTAGAAGGAACGTATTTGAACGGCACAAACACTTTTAACCATTCTCTGACAATCGTGTTGTCAGGCGGCAATTATTACATTCAGAGTAACGGCGTTTCGCTTTACCAGAGCGCAAACATTGTGACATGGACTTTGGTTTCCGGCGTCAATCCACCACCGCAAGGGGCATGGGGAACAAGTTGGCACATGAATGGGACTGTGTTGCGCGGCTTCGTCACGTCCACAAATCTGACTTGGCAAATCACAAATACGATTGCGAACATGACAATTTTGGCGAATACAAACTTTGTCTTGTCCGGCTACATTGAAGGATTTACCACGAATAATCAATTTTCAACTAGCGGAACAAATACAATCATCAATCTGATTGCCCAATACGGCGTCAATCCCACTAACGGCATATCGGCGGCAACGGCGACGAACATTGCAGCGGCGCAAGCGCAAATGGTCACTAATGGATTCACTGCGATTGTATTTAGTAACCCTGCGACATTTTATCTAAACAGCAATCCGTCGAACTACACCGCTTTCCAATTAGTGACTAACCTGATTCAGCAAGCCACCAACGGAATAACCGGCGGAGGTGGAACTAATGCGGCTCAAGTTTTCTTTACTCCAACCAATCCTTATTCTATAACTGCGCAAGCGGCGTCAATAGCTTTTAATACGAATGGATGTATGTGGATAAATCGTAACGGAAATTCAAATAACTGGCTTAACATTATTACAAATAACTAATATGAAAAAACTCTTAATCGCGTTCGCGCTCTTATCATTCCTTTCGGTATTTGCGCAAGACATCCCGCTTCAGCCGCTGCACCATACTCGGTTCACAACCAACGATGACCCGACTTCAGTTGCGGCAACCGTAGCTGTTATTGGAACCAATCAAATCTCCAGCCTGTCGGTAAGTAACAGCTCGCTATTAAATAATTTAAATATGTCAATATCCTTGGCAAGCGGCCAAGTTAGTAAAATAATGACTAGCTCAAATTCACCGTCGGATAGCGTTTACAGTCCGAATATAAATAGTTCTACTGCATGGCAAGCGTTCACGCTAACAAACTATTGGACTGGCTCTCCAAGCGAGTTTACTAACTCGCAAATAATTTATTCGTTTAGCTCGCCAACTTTTGTTATCTCGTATTCAGCCTATTTTGATTTTGGCTCGTTAGCTAACGCAAATGTCACTGTCGATATATCTTTAGATGGGACAAATTGGATAAATCCGCTAACGATTACAGCTCCAGAGCGAACTCTTTTTACGACCCCAATAACCAATATGACAGTAAGTTATGTCCGGTGGACACTTACGGCTGCTGCATTAAGCCAATCGCCAAAATCATCGCTTATGTCAATAAACGGTATTTCAGCAAATACTATAAACAGCGGCACGCTTCCGCTTTCTGTTATTGCCCCAAGCGGAACATACTTTTCTGGAAATGTTGACTCAATAATCGGCTACACCGTTAACGGTCAACCTGCTTTCTCTACAAACGGCGTGGTTTACTCTGACGGCGGAAATACGAATCAGTCTAGGCCGTCAACCGGCATTACGGTATTTAGCCAGCTTTCAGTTTCTGGTTGCGTAGGCACTGGAACTAACTATAACGGAACATACAATTATACCGGCACTGGTTATTTTACAAATACTACGTCAGGGTGGTGCATTGTCGCGCCGTCTATTCTTTACGGAACCAACACGAGAAGCTACAAGAGTTATTCAATGATAACGAACATATCTCTTAATGGAAAGGTTACTTCCGGCTCTGGAACGAATGGCAGTCCGTATTTCACCAGTCCAGTTCTAATTGGAACTTGGCCGACAAATACATATTCGTCAAATGCCTCTCCAACGGTTTTATATCCTTCGCTAGCGGCTGCTAATGCTAACATCGCAACCAATTCTGCATCGGATGGCAATCCGCTAATCAGCTCGAATCAAGTGGCCGCATTGATAGCAAGCTCCGCCACCCCCGGCGCGGTGACGAATGGCGGCACCTATTTAAGCTCTGGACTCACGATGCAATCCGGTGGACTTGGAATTGTAGCGTCAACCGGACAGACATTATTTTCCCCGGGCGGCTATCAATATGCCGTGCAGGGAACTTTTGCCGGGCAAGTCTTGCAGAATCCAAGCGGTATCCGTTATTGGCCCGGGGGTGCAGTTTTCGCTGGCGGCAACGGTCAAATCGGCTTTGCAAATGGCACCCAGTTTGCCGACACTAACGGCAACGTCACGGCCACGTCATTTTCTGGCTCCGGCTCCGGCTTGACCAACCTTACCATTCCTTCCACCTACGCCTTAAAAACCGATGCGACGAACGCGGCGAACAACGCCGTCGCCACGCAGCCGCTCCCGGCCACGAATGTCAGCGGCGTGATTCCCACAAACAATCTGCCGATGGCGCAACTCGGCGGCTCCGCCACCCCTGGCGCGGTGACGACGAATAACTTTCCGGTGGCAATCACGCTCGGCAATCTGCCCGTCCCGCGTGCGTGGTGGAACGCGGATGCTTTGGTGGGCTTGACCAATCAAACGCCAATCAATTCATGGACTGACTTGTCGGGAAATAGTAACGCGCTGGTTTCTGGTTACAGCAAATCGGCGACGTTCGACGCAACGGGCTGGGGCGGCCATCCGGCGGTGAACTTCAGCAATTCGTTTATGTCCCTGACGAATGGCTGCGCGGGCATGAGTAATTCATTTACTTGGATGCTGGTCTATAAGCAGACGGTGGTGGATGGCTCGGATGGCACACCGTCTTTCAACATGGGCGATTACAGTATTTTCTCCATCTCGATTTCGCCCTTTCAATATAATCCCTCTGCCGGGGCGTTTGGCGGTCAAGCGCTGGTATCTTTGACCGGGACTTATTCGGCGGGCAACGGACAGTTGACCGCCGCGCTTAATCCTACAACTTGGCAACCGCAAGTTTTATTGGTGCGTTTTGACGGCACGAATATAGATGTTTGGCAAAACGGACTCTACGCATCGGGCGCAACTTTGAACGGCACCACGCCAACGGTTTGGCCTTTCAATAGCACTAATCAAAATCTCTACATCGGCAACATCGCGGAAAATGTTTTTCCGTGGTATGGCAAACTCTTTGAAAGCGTCATCTGGACAAATTCCTTGACGGCGCAACAGGTTCAAGTCGCCAACAATTACGCCGTGACAAAGTATGGCCTGAAAATTTCCATCGTGCTGGACGGTGACAGTATTTCCTGCGGCGGCTCGCCGACGATCGGAGCCAAGCTGGTAGATGACTTGCAGGCGGAATTTCCAAGCCTAAATGTTTCTTGTGCGGCTCAAATTGGAACGGGCAGTTCTAATCGGTTGGTTTGCGCGACGAACCGGATGTTTGGCACGGGCGGCGACATCATCGTTTATCAAATCGGCGCGAATGATGTTGGATTCAATACCACCACCAACTTTCTCGCGCAGACCGAAGCGAACATTACGAATTACTGCTCGCTGGCGCATAGCTATGGCAAGAAGGTGATTTGGCGGACTTGTATGACGTTGGCGCGGGAAACCAACACCACTCCGCAATGGCCCACGACTTTGAATCAATGGGCGCGTGCAACGTGGACAAACTGGTGCGATGGCCTTTCAGACGTGGCGCTTGACCCGATTTTAGGAACGCCCGGCGGTTATACCAATCTGCTTTATTTTCCCGACCTGACACATCCGACGAACGCCTCAATTTACATGATGGCGCATAATTACGATGCTCCCGCCATCCGTAAGCTGCTGGGTTGGGGCTTGGCGCAATCAAAAAATTCCGTGATGGTGCCCTTGAGCCTTTCGGAACTCAACCCCATGCCCGGCGCCCCGGTCAACATCAACATCCCCAATCAGTTTTATTCTTCGGGCCTCCCGGTTGCTAATGGTGGTTATTGCATTTTTGCCCCGAACATTCGGGGCTTGGCGAACGGTCAATATACGAACTGGGTGTTTGAAGTGGACGCGCTGGTGCCAGCCAATGTGCCAGTGACAAACTCATGGGGCATCCGGTTTGGCACGAATAACCCGGCGACGGGGCTTTATGGCGGCATCGTGGGTGTGTTTCCAACTGTAACCTATAATTCGGCGGGGTCAAACATCGTGCAAATGATTCTGTCCACCAACCTGCCCTTGAGCCTTGTCACCAACTGCGTTGCCTGTCAGATGACGATGAATTTCAACCAAGGCACGGGCAATAACATTTACATCCTGACCAGTGGCACCCTGACTGGCACCAACTCCGCAACGGGGAATTAACCATGAAACCCTTCACCCTCATCCTCGCGTTGTTGGCGGCTGGCTGCTCGGCGGCTCCGGTCAATCTGACGTGCGACCCTTGTCCCGGCGCCGCGAGCTACACGGTATATGTCGTCACGGCCAGCGCGACGAATACCGTCAGCTATTCGAGCAATGTTTTCAATGGCGTGGACGTGCCCGCGAAAGCCTACGCCGCCGTGACGCAAACCGACACCAACGGCTTTGAATCCGATTGGAGCAACTGCCTGACGAACAGCGCGACGAAGCCCGCCAATCTGCGGAAGAAATGATTTTATGAATGAAGCGAAACACTTAAACGGAATCATTGGAACCATAACCACTGCTGGCGGTGCGGTAGTGGCGTGGCTTCCCACAGTTAATTTTGTTGTTCAAATAATTGCTGGCATCGTAGCCATAATTGTAGGGATAACAACTATTGCGTATTATCATAAAAAATCAAAACTAATAAAATAAAAACATGAAAAAGACAACATCAATAGTAACACTCGAAGGGGCTATCTCGTTTCTAATCCCCAGCCTGACTACCGCTGGCGCTGGACTCGCGGTTGACCATATGACTTATCTCAAGGCAACCGCAATCTTGTTTGCCAGCCTAGTGGCAGGGCTATCGGGATTAAAGTCATTCCTTTCCACAACCTTCTCGAACTACTCTGCGCAAGGGGATAATAAAACGCCTGCACCCGCTCAGGCTGCGTTAGTTCCGCCGGTAGTTGCGATTATGCTACTTTGCACATTGGCCGCGCCTACGGCTATTTACGCGCAATCTGCGCCGCCTAGCATTGTAATTACGAACCTTGTAGTTACAACCAATGTCACAACCTATATGCCGGCATGGCCCGGACTTACGGCTCCAGCCCCGATTAACACTCCGGCAACTGCGCAACAGGGAGTTGATACAATCATTAAAGCTATCGAAAGCAGCCTGACTAACTCTTATGCGATTGGGTATATGATTCATGTGCCAGGGTTAAGTCAAAAGTGGGGAGCCGGCGTCGGGCTTTATACTCCAATCAATCGCTACGCCGGAACACTATTAAGGTTCGACTATCTTGAAGGTGGAGTATGGATGCCGCAGGGCAATCTAGTTATCGGCTATCCTATCACCTTTGGCTACACCAACGGATTCTCTATCACTCCCAATGCGTTCGCTGGCGTAGCTCTGCCGGTAAGTGGCGCAAAGATTCAAATTGGAAGCATTGGTGGAGTTACTATCCCCGGCCATGTCCACGATAATAACGGACAGGCTTCAGCTATTACTGGCAGCGGGCTTGATATATGTATCTACAAAACCAAGAATACTGACTTCCGTATCGTTGCCGACATTGAGCAATGGTCAGGCTTTCCCGGTGTTCAGCAACGTATCGGCATTGCCTACAATTCGCACCGGCCCGGACTCTTTGGCATCGGGCTCGACCTAGGCTTTGTTAAGTTATGAATAACAATTACTTCGGCTTCCTTAATGACACGGTGGATGTTCGCACTGGCGACGGATTGAACGACGAGCTTCTCGAACATCTTTACTACATCAAGAAAGACGGGACGAAACTTCGCGCTCCGAAAGGTGGAACCACTGACGGACTATCCGTTCCGCGCTGCGTGCAGAATATAATTCCCGCAACCGGGGGCGATTGGAAGTCCGGAGTAATTCACGATTCGGCATATCGGGGGCAGCTGGAAGTCCTCGACGAAATCGGGGAGTGGCGCAAAGCTCTTTACTCGCAAGCGCAGTCCGACAACCTGATTTTGGAGGCAATGGAGTCGCAGGAAGTTTCATGGATTATGCGCTACACAATTTACCGGGCACTGCGAATGTTCGGCAGTAAAGCCTATAAAGATGACCATACTATCATTTTTGCGTCCGAAAATTCGTCGCTTGATTCCAGTTATGACGGAGCAGATAAATAGTTCTAATCCTTCCTAAACTGTCCTACGAGGCATCTTTACGGTCTTTTCAGAGTAAAGACGCCAGACAGCTATTGCCGCCACTTCTGACGAGCGTTTAACCCCCATTGCTTTCCGCAGTTTCAAGGATTGTTCGCGCATCACAATGAGACATAATCCCGCTCTGATAAACTCTCCATTTTCATCCTTTTCAAATATCCAATTCCAAGCCTGATTAAATTCATCCAGCCTTGGCTCAAACGGAGTTATTTGAGACGGATTAAAACGCTCCCGCCAGATATTCATAAATTTATTTTCCCGTTTATTGGAAGCGAGTCAGGGCGGGCAACGAAGAAAATAACTGCGTCAATTTCCGTGTAATAATCCATTGTCGCGTTTGGCAATGGGTCATGCACATGATAAAATCCGATTGCGTTTTGCTCGCCAATTTTATCATTGAAAATTTCAGCGACAATAACATGCGGCAATCCTCTAGTAGTTTTAACTCCTAAAACGCAAATCGTCCCCGCCATTGGCATTGTTATCGGCCAGCTCTTATCGGGTTTTCTGGCGATTTCAATATAAGAAAATCCACGCGGTTTTAACCACGCCATTGTTTGCTCCGCCCAATCCTTATTGTTGCAGGCGCATTGGTCAACCTCTGAAAGCTCAACTCCAAAAATAGTTGCAATGCAAGCCGCCCAACAATTTCCATCCGTTCCAAATCTTGTTTGATAAACTTTTTTCATTCAAAAAACCTTTCAATTTGTTTTCCGTATTTGTCAATCATTTGAAATTTGAACGTGATTAAATCGGGATGTTTTTCGGCTTTGAATTGATTCATGCGTTGAATCTCCCAATCTTTCATCGGATTACGAACCGGCATTTTCATTTTCTTTTCTTTCCCCATCGTCCGTTAGCTCCAGCAAGTCCGCGACGCTTCCATTTCTCTAACTTCATCTTATCTTCCGCGTAATCAATCTGCGCCCGCATTTGTTGCCATAATCCATTTTCGTCCAATGTGAAAAACTCGCTTCCGAAAATAATCTTTTCCGACTCCGGCCAATGCTCCTTATCAATCTCACAAATCCGCCGCAGGTATTCAGAATTGTTTTCCAGCCCCTTGCAATGATTGTGTGAACGATAATACCAAAGAGCCTTTAGGTAGCCTAATTGAACATGATTTGAATAACCGGCAACCGCACGGAAGTATTCGTCACCGCAAAACTTCAAATATGTATCAGGAGAAGCCACGTTACAATTTTAGGAAAATGTTCTGATAAGTCTCAACTACCTTCAACCCATTCCACAGCACAGAATTTATCTGTGTCATGGAAGGGATTTTATACGGCGGCTTTGTCACTTGATTAGTTCCGGTTCGTAAGCGAACTCTTTTGACTTGGCGAGATTCTTGCAGGATTGCTTGTAGTAAGTTGCCTTCAATTCAAATCCAATCCCGCGACGATTGTTAATAACCGCTCCAAAGACTTCGCTGCCAACCCCCATGTAAGGAGTCAAAACCGTCTCGCGCTCATTGCTCCAAAGAATCACGGCACGCTCAATCACGTCAAGCTGCAATGGATGACAATGCTTTTCGTCGTCTGAATCCCGGCTTTCTTCGTATGGCAAAACATTGTCAATCCGAATGTCATCCCAAAACGAGGATGCGTATTGCCGCCAAATCCAATGCGAGAAGCGGTTTTCAGTTTGCTTGCCCTTGAATCCCTTGAACCCCTGCAATTCATGCGGCATGACGCGCTCGCCGCAATAGCGACTCAACCCATTTGGATGCGCCACTGGAATTTTATTCTCGCCTTTCTTGCGGAACATTAAAAGATAATCTGCGCTCGCCACGTCGCACAAAGTTGAATCAGCAACAATTTGAGCATGAGCCAACCCTTTTGCCATTGTCCGCATACGAACGCCAAGCGGCTCTTTCCAAATCGCGCGACGGCCACAAAACTGCATCCCATACTTTTCATGCAAACGGATAATGTCGCCGGGGAAGTCAATCAATCCACTCCCAACATTTGCGCCAACGCCCATTTTTGCGGTATGTCCATTTCCGGTTCCCGGTATGTCCATGCAATGCACGGCGGACAACCTTCCCGCCATTGTAACGCGGGCGATTTGCTCGACACAAAAAGCGTAGTGCCCAAAGAATTGCTGATAGTCTTTGCAGTTGGACATATCACGCGGGTCGGAAGAATAATTATATAAGCCACAAAATGGCGGGCTATAAATTGATAGCGCAATGCTTTCTTCCGGCAGTTGTTTCATTCCCTCAATACAATCCGAATTGTAAAGGGCGTATTCGTCTGTGATTTTTGATTCTATTTTAGCCATGATGGAGTTTCGAGTTGATTGTTGCTGTTGGTTTTTCTTTCAATTTTCAGTTCATTGTTAATCAGATTTACGAGCTTGGAAAACATAACTTCCGCCTGCGCTTCTTTGCGCTTAAAATTTGAAACCACATTGCTTTCCCCTTCGGAAGTTATCATATCAATCTGGACATTTTTCTTTTGCCCAAAGCGATAAGACCGGCGGACAGCCTGATACCATTGCTCAAATGAGTGTGATGGAAAATGGGTTTGATGATAGCAGAATTGCATATTCAAACCAAATCCGACCATGATGCTTTTGCTGACAAGGTTTTTAACCTGGCCCGACATAAACGCCGCCATCTTTTCCTCTTTCAATTCGTCGGAATCATCGCCGGAAACCTGAACGCAATCAGGAATCAATTTTTCCAGCAAGTCGCCTTCGGAGTTTAGAAAGCACCAAGCGATTGAACTGCCTTTGTGTTCGGTGCAAAGTTTAGCGGCCATTTCGCAACGCTCTTGCAATGTGCGTCGCCGCTCGCTTCTCTGTTCCTGCAATCCAACGGCAGGCATTTCAAATAAATAATCAGGATTTTTAACCGATGACTTAACAACGTGCTCCTGCATTATCATTTTCGGCAGCTTGTAACCTTCGTCGGAAAATCCCAAGTCGGACGGTTTGCGGACAGCTCGCGCCCATGAGCAAACCCAACGCCAAAAATCATTTTCCGCGTGTCCACGAAAACGCCACTTGGCCGACTCGTTCAATTTATTGAAATCCATTCCACGATGCCGATAAACGGAAGGATGCAAACTGTTCTGCGCGTTCTTAAAAAACCTCGCCAGCATATCCATATAGCCAAGCTCACCTAATGCCTCTGACGACGTTCCAAGTTCAATATAATCATTCGGCGCGGCGGTCGCGGTGTAAAGCGAGCGATATTCCAGTTTCCGCATAAACTCCGTTATCTGCGATTTAATTTCTCCATCAAAGTTTTTAAGGATTGAGCTTTCATCGCAAGCAACGCCGGAAAAGTCCTGCCAATTAAATTTGTGAAGCTGCTGATAATTGGTGATGACAATCTTTGAATTTATTTGACCGTCGCGGGATTGTTTGCACTCAATTTCAAACTTCTCTCCTTCGCGGACAGTTTGCGAGCCAACTGCCAGCGGCGTTAAAATCAGAACCGGCTTATTGGTTTTCTCAACGACGTTCTGCGCCCAACAAAGCTGAATTGGCGTCTTACCTAATCCACAATCAGCCATTGTCGCACTCCGTCCTTTTAACACCGACCATTCCAGCAATGCCTTTTGAAATGGAAAAAGGAAATCCGGCATGAAGGTTGGCTTGAATCCAGAATTGCCGCCAAGCTGCGATTTTGCATTTACAAAATCATCGTAACTTATTTTTTTTCTAACTGGTATCATATCGTTTTCCTCACTGGCATTTTAATTGTTTTCGGAAGCTGTGAATCCAAAGTTTGCATCGGTGGCTTTGGCGCGAGAATTTTCCCTCTAATCTTTTCCGCCCATTCCATTTCGCTTGCTCCAACTCCAAATTGAGCCGGCATCGGCTCGCTTTCTAGCGGTTTCCTTTCCAGCTTTCCGTTTTCACTTGCCAAATCGTGACGACGTTTTTTCTCCGCCCATTTTGCCAAAGCGCGGGAGTAATCGTTTAGTCTTTCCATTGTTGAAGCCATATTAATAATTCCTTATTGAATCAAAATCATTTCCACAATCAGAGCAAAGATAATGAAATGGATTTTTACTTTGGCCGACAGAATAAAGACAAGTCGTATTTCTTGATTTGCAGTATGGGCATTTCTGCGGAATCAAAATTGCAATGCAGAAACTTATCAAAACTATTAAAATTAAAATTGTCATACCTTTGTCCAGATTTTCATTCCGATACTGTTTTGAATGTAATTCCTTGCCGATTCAACGCCTAGCTTTTGAAGTAGCTGGCGACAATCTTTAACAGGATTTGGGCAGGTGAAAATCACAGACATTAAGCCAAGCTCTTTTTTAAGCCGTGTCGCGCCGTCTTGGCCCGGCCTGAAAGTCTTACCATTCGGTGCGGTTTTCAGGGTGTCATTGTCTGCCACGATGACAATTCTCGTCACGTCTAGCCTTTTTAACGCTGTTTTAAGCATATCCGCGCCGGAATTGCAGCTGAACCTGCCGATGGCGTAAAAACCCATCGTGAGTAATGCCGCCGTGCTACTCGCCCCCTCACAAATGTAAGCCAACTTTTGCGGCTCAATCTGCGGAATAAATAATCCCCCTTGCGAGCCGGTTACACATTTCTTTGAACCATCATCGCAGCGCAGATGAATCCCAATGATTTTATTGTCGCCGTCGCGCATGGGGAACGTCCAAGACTTAAAGCCTTCGGAAAATCCAACCCCCAAATCTTTGACAGAATTTAAGCTGACCCCAAGTTTATCAGCAATAATTCCAAAACATTTATCACTGTATCCCTCGTAAATGTTTTGCTGATATTGAAAATCCATCTTCATTTTCGGCGGAGCGATAAATCTTTTTACCGGCATTTGAACCGGCTTGCTGCGTCCGTAGTCGTGAAACCATCCGCCGTCTTTTGATGGATGTTCACTTTGAATCCTCATACAGATAAATTTGCGCTGTCCGGCCCTGCACGTCCAATCATGTCCACCACAAGCAGGACATGGGTTCTCTTTTGAGAAATGAGGAAAAATTGCGCTCATAGCTTTACCTCAATCTTTTCTTCAATTTCCTTAATCGCTTTCAAACACTCCTGTAAATCAATCCGCGCAGAATCCGAAATCATCTTTTTAAGAAGTCCATTAAAAGCGTTTTTAAGACTGCCGAAATAACCGTAGAACTTTTCATTGAATTGAACTTCCCAATTTAATTCATCAGCGCGGACGATGCGCCAGTTTTCGTCAATGATAATTGTCTGACTTTCGCGCTTATTTCTTTTCGCCGCACAAGTGGCTGACATCTTTTCGGCGCGATTTAATTCTTTTCTTTTGGGGATGTTCATAAATTAAACGGTGACGCCCCGTGCAACAATCGCGGAAAGACCGCTGAAGTAACCCGATTGACTACGGGTTAGGGCGTCACCAAAATTAAGCTTCCATTGTTGCACAAAATTACGATAGCTGAATTATTTCGGATTGCAAGGAATTTCTATGATGCAATTCAAAACCTGACTCGGCCAAAATTGTTTGATGGTCGCTGTCGGATGATTGTCTTTGACAAACCTTTCCATTTCCGCTTGCGTTTCAAAGTGGCGGTTTAATTGAAGACGTGTCGGCACGTTTTCCGGCTTGCGCTCCGGCAATTTAGGTTTGCGGGTTGGAATCATTTTCAAGCTCCTTTTTAATCATTAAAATCCATTCACGCGCTGCAATGCAATTTCCACATTGACAGCTTGGACAATTTTTCTTTTCAAAATAAGCCAACAGTTTTTCGAGTGTTTCTTTCATTTTAACGCCTCCGCTAAATTCGGCCAAAGCAATCTTGCCCGCTCGTCAACCATCTTCAAAAGTTTTGCGCGATTGCGAATTTTACGCATATATTTTAGCGTGGCATTGCGATGTCTTGTTTTTTTCTCTTTAATTAACATAAATCAAAATGGGTTTTCCATCGGAATCGTTTCGGTGTTTCTTGTCGGCATTTTAATCGTTTTAATCGGTTGCCCATTGCCGCGCAGCTTCCAGCCCGACGCAGCGATTTTATCAATCGTCGCCTTTGCAACTTCAAAAGTCACATTAGAATCAAAATTGTGTTTGCGGAGTAGCTGCGCTTGTTTCATGCTGCATAATCCCTCATGCCAGCGACGTAATTGTTCACCGACTAATTGCTTGGTTTGGGCATAATCAAAATCATCTGGATTCAATCCCATTTTACGCAAGACTCCGCGCATTTTTTCAGATGGTTCTTTTTTAATGTCCCATCCGCGCGGCTTGGCAGCAGTGATTCCTAAAACGTCAAATGGATTAAACGAGGTGGATTTGAAATTTGATTTAACAACTATCTTTGCTTTGCGGGCGGCTTCTTCCAATTCTTTTTTCTTCTTTTCTTCCGCCCGCTTTTCCTCCTCATCCAAAGATTTTGTAACCGACATTCTGCCACCGGATTTGCGGGCAATGGCAACCGCTTCTTTAACCGCCTCTTCCGTTACATTCCCCGCAAATAAATCAAATGTCGTCGCAAGGTCATAACGATTGCCGTAGTATTCCAAAATCAGGCAATTTGATTTATTGCTGCGCTGAATCATTGAACGACGAAAACCGGCATTAGAAATATCGCCTAACTTGTGCGCGATTGAATCCGATGGACGAGTGCCCCGGCCCACCATTTGCTCAAGAAGCGAAACGGATTTAGTGGGCTTCGGCACAATCACTTCAACGCCGGCATCATCAAATCCTTCGGTATGAGTCCCGCAATTCCAAATCCAGCGGATTGAACCATTGGCAAAATCTGAATTGATTTTCTTGCGCTCGTCCTTGTCGGTCTTTCCATTGATGTGAGCCGCGCATCCTGGCCGATGCCGGTTAAAAATATCCGCCATCATCTTTGCATGATTCACGGATGGACTAAATCCAATCCCGCGCTTGTTACCAGCAATCTCAATAATTGAATCTGCAATTCCATAAAGCGGTTTTTCAGATTCCATCACGGCGGATAATTGTCCCTGATTCAAGTCTCCCGCCGTGATTTTAATGTTTTTGAAATCCAAGGATTCAATATGAACGGCCTGTGCTTCAATCGGCACAAGCCAACCTTCGCGGATTCCGTAGTCCATGTCTTTGTCAAAGGCAACATCGTTAAAAATCTGCCCAAGTGATTCTTCGTCCGCTCTATTTGGAGTGGCTGTGACAGCTAAAATTTTAAGATTTGGATTTTGCAAAAAATAATTCATCAAACGAACATAGCTTGCACCAGTTGCGTGATGGCCTTCATCAATTATCAGCAAATCAAAATCAGTCGGCAGAAACTTTGTCATGCGGCCTAATCCGTCGCCGCCTGCCGTTAAAGTTTGAACCGTTGCCACAACTCCAGCGTCTCCGACATTTTCAGGATTAAACAAATCAGGTTCAAAATTATTAACCGAACGATACCCGCCCATTTCAACCTGAAATTTGTATCCTGTCACTTGTTCTATTTTATTCCGCGCTTGCCAAATTAGTTCTTCCCGGTGAGCGATTACTAGCGCACGTTTTTGAAACTTTTGAATAACATCGGCAAACACTATTGTTTTTCCCATTCCGGTAGCGAGTCTTCCGACAACAGAGCGATTCTCTTTCCAAGAATCAAACGTGCTTTCAACCGCTTCTCTTTGGTATTGGCGCAAAATCATTACTCAATCAATCTCAATCATCTTTGTCTGTTTTTTATGCGGCGCAGATTCTTTATGTTTCTTTTCCAAATCTTCCCGCGCTTCCCTTATTCTGGTAGTCGCTTTTTCAATCATTAAAAACGCTCCATGTTTCATGGCTTTCTCAACTAATTGAATAACCATATGATTTCGCGTGTCGTGAACTTTCGCAAATTCCAATGATTCAGCTTTCCAGTTAATATTAGTCATAAATATTATTTCTTCCTCGCTTCGTTGATGGCGGAGAGGAGTGAGTCGCCGTGATAAGCATTTGTCGTTTTTCCGTCATACAACTCCAACGTCGTCACGCCGTTAAAACTGTATGTGCGTATGAGTTGCTGACTAGAATTTTCATGTTCTAAATAAGATTGAAAACAATCCAACGCCTCGGCCTTCTCGCGGTAGGAGTCGCGTTCGTCCAGTGCTTCATTGATAGCAATCTGTTTGCGAACACATTCAAGTTCCATACCTTTATTTGCCTCTCTCAACTCATCTCTCTCCCTGATGATGGCGGTGAGTTCGGTAAGGCTGTCAACAGCGCATGACTGGTCTGTATAGTTGTAAGACAAACGCTTCTGCAATTCTCTCGCCCGCAGTTCGGCGGATGGTTGGTGTGTGGTCATTGTTTGTCCAGTCTCTTTGCCGCAAGCTCCTCCGTGAAATTATTAGGGTAACGCTTGCGAAGTTTGTCAATGTTCATCTCCATGACTTGTTCCAAAGAGGAATCACAAGCTGATACCATAAGAGAAACATACCATAAGATATCGCCACATTCTTCGAGCAAATTAGCAATATCAAGAGGTTGACCATAGATGACGTGCTTCTTAATAGCGTCTCCAATTTCGCCTGTTTCGGACGATAAACCCAGATGGGCATGAATAATGTGTCGGTGACTTGACTGAATGTTCTTAAATGTTTCATAATCTTTTAAGCAGGTTCGGCTGGCTTGGTTTTGGTATTCGTTTGGGGTCATTCACTTACCTTTCTCTTTGTTGTTAATCTTCTTTAGTTTCTTCACTACCTGTTTCATTTAGGTATCTCCAGTTTAGGGTTATTGAAGTGGGTGAGGATGGTATATTATTCATCTGTCAAATTGATTTCGTAAATCCGACATTCGCGTTGCGTTTGGCCTTTTACTTTTACCCAGTCATGCACGGAAATTCTGTTTCCGCAAGCCATCCAGATTCCGGCTTTCGGCTCAGCATTTATTTTTTTAATTCTCGTTGAACCGTTTCCACCTCCAGTAACTTGAACCGCCATCGTTCCCCGACTTGGCGAGCAAGCAATTAAATCCGCAAAGCCAAAAAAATCTTTAGTAATAAATGTATGTGGAATTCGATACTCAACCACGGCAACCGTCCAGCCTTCCGCTGTTAATTTATCAACGCTTGCCCGATTTGCGTTGAATGGCTTTGTGCGTTTAGCTTTCACGCAATGCCTTTATTTCTTCCGGTTGACGTTCCCACCAGAATTTTGAAAGTGTCCCGCGCTTTTTGCAGTCTTGGCAATCGCTGAAAAATATCCCATTGCACGACGGACAAACTGCGTAAGACTTCGCGGCAACCAATTCCTCCTCACACATTTTCAATCTTGAAATCGTTCCTTGCCGGTCAATTCCAAAATAAAGCCTATCCTTATCCGTGTCGGCTTTTTCCAAAGTTAAACGAGTTTTTTTAACCATCGAAAGCAAATGGTCAACCTCCTCGTTTCGATTCCAAAATTCTTGAATTTCCGGCGGGATGTCTATTCCCGTTTCATCCTTCGGCAATTTAACCTCTTTCCGCTTCTCTGGAAGGTTCACCACGGACTTTTTAGGCGTCGGCGGTGTCTTTTCGCCTTCCGGCTCTTCCGGCTCGCTGACGGCAATCTGGCGACGTTGCGGCATGGCCATTTTGCGGACTTCTAAAGCCTCGGCAACCGTCTTAACTTCCGGCTTCGCAATCGCAACCTTTCCCGCCTCGATTTGCTTCCATCCCCAATTGTAAGTTTTGCCGATTGATTCGCAGTAGTCTTTGAACGACTTAAACCCGCCCTGCCGATAAAGTTCCTTGTCGCGGATTTCCTGCAATGCTTCGCCAGCTTCGGCCAAAGACTTTTTAATCTTTAAGTCGAGCGTTTTGAATCTTGAAATTTGAATGGACATTTAATTTAATCCGCAGCGGTTTTGATTAACCAGACTCCCGCTAAACTGGCCACGAACTAATTACAGTCCAAGTTCATTTGCAACCTGTCCCCACTGTTCCGGCGTCTCGGCGGAAACATTCGCGCCGAAAAGTTTATCCTGCGCCGGGAAGAAAAACTTGTCACCAAGTTCCTGCATCGCTTCCGCATCATTTTCATCCTTACCGTGTTTTTTAGCGAGTAAGGTCATAACCATTTCGGCAGTTTCTTTTCGTGGTTCAGCAACCGTTTTCGTCGGCATCTTGCGCGTCGGCTTTGCCGGTCCTGATTTAGCCTCCGCTTTCGGTTCAGCTTTTTTTTCTACCTTGGCCGCAACTTTCGGCGTGGATGTGGCCGCGCCAAACTTCTTCCCCCATTTCGCCATTGCGGCGGATTCGTCTTCCGATGTGGCCGGCGTGATACCAGAGCCAAGTTTGTTCAGCCAACGGAATTTGAACGAATCAACCTGTTCGCTTTTTCCGTTTGGGGTGTAAGGTTCGTTGTGGTAGTCGGCCAGAATAAATTCCGGCGCATCACCTTCGGGAATTTCAATGCGCTGCAAGTCAAACGGATTTTCCGTTGTCCATCCAAAGATTTCCCGCAAGCCTTCGATTGCCCGCTCTTGCAACGTGCCATCCTTTGTGCCAATACAGACTGAATGATTGCCGGAAAAGGCAATCCCGTTAGTGAGCGTGAATGGGATATAAACCATCAACGCACCTTGTTTTGATTCACCGACGACGATTGCGCCACTCCGCTTTGCGGGATAGGACGCACCAATGATTAGTTCCATAGTTTTATTTTCTTTTGGTTTGTTTGTTGTATTTGTTTTCTACATCACGCCACCAGTTAGTGTCAGCAGCGTAAATTTTATTGAGACTTTGAAAGTAGTCTCCTTTTCCATCCCAATGCGAATAAGTATTGCGGCAGAGCTTAATGCAGATTGCGCGGGCGGTTGACTCTGGATAGCCGATGAGTTTTCCGCTGACGCGATGTTCGCAACCGTATTCAAATTTCCGACTGTTTTCGTGGATTCGGATTGCATCTGCGAGTCTTTCATAATTTATGATTGGTTTAATTTGTGCGCTGGCAGAAATTGCAGAGATTAAAACAATCGCGGCCAAATGCGCCCATGATTTTTTTTGCTGAATCCTGATTACAGTTTGAAAACAAACACCAAACATTTTTGCCAGCTTTCGGCACGAAACAACTCCTTTTGATTCGCGTATTTTTAATATATCTGACTCATTTAACTTTGAGCTTCCATTTAATTGCCCGCGAGATGGATTCCATCTCCCCTTTTTAACGCAATCCCTAATATTGTCTCCATCTGTCCCCAAAAACAAATGCGCCGGATTAACACAAGAAGGATTGTCGCAGCGATGGCAAACTTTAAGGGATAAATTAAAATCACCAAATTTTAATTTGTAAGCCAAGCGATGCGCCCGCCATTGTTTTCCATTAAAAACGGCAGAACCATATCCACGTTCATCAAACTTTGCTCTCTGCCAATTCCAGCACGAATTTTCACCGTTGGATTTATCTGCGTTTTCCCAAAATGTTTTTTCGGTCATAAAACAAAAACCATCCCCAAGCCGTGAAGTGATACCCGCGAACAGAGAGCGGCAACCGTGCAAGGGAATGGTGAATTTGTTTGTCATGTTCTTTGTGCCGTATCAAGGCGCTTTTAGTTTTGCACGATTAAAATAATTGTCAAGTGATTGCCAGCGCGAGAAAAATAGATTTCATTTTGTCGGCCTTTCAAAACCTTTATATTTCGCTTTCCAATTTTCGCACCAGTCTTTTGAAAGAGCCTGCAAGCCAATTCCAAAATCCTTCGCGCAACGGCGAAACGCAGCGGTCTTTGCTGATTCGTAGGCATCTCCGTAATTTCCCTTTGCGTTAGACTTGAAATAATTTCCGTCACCAATCGCAACGCCGACTTTTGCGCCACGAATCAGCAACATCCCCTCCACATAAACCCGCACGGCCGGCTTTGGCGGATTGCCTGCGCTAAAATCCTCCTGCCATGAACGAATGATTTCAAAACTCCATTGTCCCAATCCAATGACATCAGAAAGCCGGTTGCGGATTGCGGAGTGTTCCAGATACAAAAGATTTGTGTCACCACCTGCACCGCGTTGAAAATCTGAATCAGGGAAATCCGCCCGCAATTCTTTTTGTTCTGCCTTTGTCAAAATCAGCGTTGACGCTTTCAATGTCGCTTGCGCTAAAAGTTGCTGGATTGCGGCAGGGCGTTCAATCGCTTCTGATTTTTTAATCGCAGGAGCCAATGCCGTTTCCGCCAAGACTTCCGCATCTTCCGGCGGAGCAACTGCCGAAACATTTTTATCAATCACGGCAAGTTGCTTTTCGACAAAAGCATCGTCGGATTGTTTTGGCGCAAATTTACGCTTTGGTAGGTTCATATTTCGAGAATTGATGATGCGGTTTGATTTCAGCCAAAAAGAATTTGCCGTGAGATTCAGCTTCACGAAAAGCCGCGAACTTTTCCGGCGTCACGGCATTGTAGCCATAATGCCCGCCACGGCGGAAATAGATATGCAAAACTTGTTGCTCCTCATCATAGCAGAATTTTTCAATGAGTGACGATGTTGTAATTACGATGTGCATAATTATTTTCCTTTCGTGATTCTGGTTTGTTTTAGCTCTCCAGTGATTTCAAAAACATCAAGCGATGAACCGTCTCTCATCGGGCTTAAGATTGATTGGCAAATTAAATCTTTTTCTTGAGTGGTAACATTCAAGATTCGGATTATTTTTTGCTCGCCATTTTTCATTACATCGCAAATTAAAAAAATCTTTTTCATAAATTAACGGGTTGTGTAGGTTGACTGATTTTCAAACCAAAGGCGCAAACCAGGCACCGGCAAATTCGGATGGCAGGTTGATTTAATGGCCGATGCTTTTGGTTCAATTTTACAAAGCTGCGGATTGTGCTTAACCAATTCCATCAAATCCGTCACCTCGTAACAAAGAACCTGTTTCATCGTCTGGCCTTTGGCGCGATTAACTTCCGGCTCTGGCGCGTTGATGATTGCTTGCGTTGTGGCCTGTGCTGATTCCAGTTTCCGATTTGCAATCATTTGTTGCGTGATGCTGCCGGATTCCACCGCTTTACGCGCAGCATCGTCTAAAGCGAATTGTGCGCGTTGCGCGGATTCAAATTCTTCCCGCCGCTTCTTTTCTTCCGCTTCAACTCGGCGATTTTCAGCCTCGACGAAAGCCGTCCCAAGTCGTTGCAAGCGGTTAATCTCGTTGACAAGATTTTCCGAGTGAGAATCATAGAATCCTTTCAACAGCTTTTGAGCGTCAAGCAATGGCCGTGTGCGCGTTGTCCGCATTTCCTCAATCGCCTTGACGTGCTTCCGCATTTCGACAACGGTTTGACCGGCCATTGAATTTTCATCCGCCGTTGCGATGGATTTGATTCCACCGGCGCAAAGCAGATATTGCTCGCGCTCCGTCACCATGTCGGCGGGGATTAAATCCGCCTCGGCGATGACGATTTTAATTTCTGGAAGTTTTTGAATTGTTGCACTCATAAAAATTGGTTGGCTGGATTTCCTGCCAGCCGTCAGGGATTAAACGGCTGCAGCTTCCGGCGTTGACTCGACTTTCGCGACTTTTTTCTTCGCGGGCTTTTTGGCTTTCGCGGGCTTTTCCGCTGCACCGACTTTCGGTAGATGCTTAGACACCTTGCCCGTGCGTTCCTTCATGGTTGACGCCGCCCAACTCACGGTGTTTTTCGCCGTCTTTTCCGGCACGCCATATTCTGTCGTCAGATTGCCGGCGACTTCTGCCTTGGTGAACTTGCCACTTTGAAGTTGCTCGTCCACAAACGCAATCTTGCCCGGTTTGCCGTTGGATTCCGCCGCCGCCTTTTTAACCGTCTTTTTCGTTGTTGCTTTCTTTGCCATAGTTTTTTCTTCGTTGTTGTTTGATTCCTGTTGTTCGGTTTCAATTTCAGCCACAGGAGAAGCCGAAATGAAATTGTTTAATCGCTCACCAATCCACGGTTGGAAAAATTCATGGCTGGCAATGTCCTTAAAAAGTATTTCTGAAAGATTTAATTTTTCCTTAAAGGCTTCACCGTCAAATTTATGTTTCCAAAATGAATGATGCTCGTCAATTTTAACGCAAACCCGCACCTCAAAATTAAACATAGCGACCGCGCCGACGAATGATTTAATTTTTCCGTTGTGGGAAATAAATTGAATATCAGCACTCATAATTATTCAAGTTTTAAGGCTTCGTTTTTGGCAAATTCAAAAGCCTCGGCACGCTCCTGACTTTTCCGCGAGCCATCATCAGGAAATTCAGATTCATTTGATTTCAAAATTCCAACTTTATCCCATTCTTCTAATGATTTAAAAAGACATCCCATTTTAACGAATCGCTTTCCATCCATTGCTAAAATTGAAAAAACTTGATAGCGATACAAACCTGAAAAGATGCGGATGGATTTGATTTTAATTCCGCGCAAGTTAGCACCGCACAAGTTAGCATCGCGCAAGTTAGCATCGCGCAAGTCAGCACCGCGCAAGCTAGTATCGCACAAGTCAGCACCGCGCAAGTCAGCACCGCACAAGTTAGCATCGCGCAAGTCAGCACCGCGCAAGCTAGTATCGCACAAGTCAGCACCGCGCAAGTCAGCACCGCACAAGTTAGCA